GGACGGAGAGTTAGCAATATCTAGCTTTAGTGTTACTATAGATATAGGAATACATGGAAGCAAAACTGCTGATCAAGTATTGTGGATGTATTACATACTGTCGTATATCCTATTTAAAACAAAACCTCTAGCGCAGGAATTAGGTTTGGAAGTTCAAACTTTTTCTGCAACTGATTGGCAGAAAGATTCGGCAAAAATGCCAGAAAACATATATACTCGTTGGGTAAAGATGCGTTGTACAGTATTTAATACATGGTCTAATGATCCATTTGAGGGTCCTTTTGATCTGGAAGTGGAAGAGTTGAACTACGAAAGGGCGGTGGATACAAATGGCTAATAAAGAACTTAAAAAAAACAAACAAGAATCATTAGAACCAGATCTTAAGGCCATAGCAGAATTTGAAAAAGCTCAAAGAAAATCTGCGCCTAAAAAAGATCCAGATTACTCTGTCGACTTTGACCAATGGTGGACAGAGAGAGCTAGTGTTTTAAATCAACCTGCTCATATTAAAGAGATATTGAGAGCAGATGCAAAAGGGCGAGGACTTGGTAAGAAAGAAACTATGGAAAGATGGGATTGGGCAGCAAAGATGTTTGGGTTGCATGTTAAGTAACCAAGCCATAGGCATGTGTTATAATTACTAATGATCTTTTTAGAACTAGAACTGGAGGTTACTTAAATGGCAATTAGCGTCAGCTTTAACGGAGCGACAATCAAAAAGCCAGGTAGTTATTCGAAAACTCAGATTGATCTTGGTGGAAACTTGCCACTTAGTCCAGCTGGTTTAGTCGTTATTGTTGGAGAAGCTGACGCAGGCGCTCCAGTCACGGCAGAGATTGATGCTTCTAAAAACGTATACACCGCAGATCAATTGGCAGAAGCAAGAGCTAAGTATCGCTCAGGTCCAATTGTAGATGCTCTTGGTTTCTTATTCTCACCAGCTGTAGATGGAGCCATTCCAAATGGTGCTCAAGCAGTTTGGGTGTTGAAGACAAACGCATCCGCAAGAGCCTCTCTTGCTCTTGCTTCCACCTATGGAACTCTTAGAGCAAGAGAGTGGGGCGTTGGTGGAAATCAAACTAGTGCAAAGATCACTTCTTCTTCAGAAGCTGTTCCAGCTGCTGTCGGAACAGCTCCAGCTGCTTTCGGTGCAGCATTGAATGGAGCATCTTTCAGCGTAAGAAAGAATGGTGGAGCTCTTGCTGTTGTTACTCTTAGCTCAACTTCTGGTGATCACTCTGATCTATCTTCCTTAGTTGTGGAATTGAACTCAGAACTACCTGCTGGCATTGAGGCAGTGGCTTCTGCTGGTGCAGTTAAGATTCAACTTGCTGCTGATGCAAATCAACATAAGCTTGGCTTTGGCCGTTCTCTTGAGCTCGTTGACTCAACTTCTGGCGATCTAGCTAAGCTAGGTCTTGTTGCTGGTCAATCAGTTTCATCGTCAGAACCTTCTGTGACCATGGCTTTTGCACAAAAAAGAGATCTTCTAGTTGAAGAAGACATTGTAGGCGGAAATGTTGTTCTTTTAGTTGGCCATGATGGATCTGGTGGAGCAACTTCTGCTTCTGTGTCTGTCTCTGATACGGAAGTAGTACTCACAACTTCTGCTGGCTCTGTTTCTCTTGCTAAATCAGAATATACAACATTAGGCTTTCTGGCTGAGGCAATTGGTTTTCAAGCTGGATGGAGTGCTTCTGTATCTAACGCATTGTATGCTCAACTTCCGCTTTCCTGCTTGGATCATGTTTCGTCGGTTGGAGCGTTGTCTCAAGCCGGAAACAAGCCTGCACGTATAAAGAAAGATGCTTTTGAAGTAGCAAAATTAGTATCAGAATCTTTGCTTGTCGAGATGCTCAGTCAATCAGACGTCGGTCTTCCAGACTCTCTTTCTGAATCAATGTTGTCGGGCGGAGCTAAAGGTGCAACTAGCTCTCTCAATTTCGTAGAAGCTCTTGCAAAGGCTGAGAAATTCCACTGCAACTTTATTGTTCCACTCTTTTCAAGAGATGCAACATCAGATGTAGCTGATTCTTTGACAGATCCAGCTTCTTCATACACTATCGATGGTATTCATCAAGCTGTCAAGACTCATATTAGTTTGATGAAGACTGTTAAGAAAAGAAGCGAGCGTCAAGGACTTCTTTCTCTCAAGGCAAGCTTTGATGCTTCAAAAGAGAAAGCAGCTTCAATTGCAGATGGTCGCATGCAGCTTGCAATTCAGGACGTTCGTCAGATTGACGCAGCTGGCAATATCAAGTGGTTCCAACCATGGGCACTCGCTTGTCTATTAGCTGGTTCACGCTGCGGTGCTCCAGTAGGTCTTCCTCTTACGTTCAAGTTCTTAAACTGCGCTGGAGTTAGACACACTGCACAGCCAATGACAACCGCTGAACAAGATATCGTTATCGATTTCGATCCAGATGTTGAGTTTGAGCAAGCTATCGACGCGGGCGTCACCTTCCTCGAAGCTCCAAGAACTGGTGGATATCGAGTGGTTGTTGACAACACTGCATACGGAGCAGATGACAACTGGGTATGGAATCGCGGAAACGTTATCTATGCTGGTGATATTGTTGCTTATAACTTCAGAAACGCCATGGAACTTCGTTATGTTGGTGTAAAGAATATAATTCGTGCAGCAGAAGTTAAATCAACTGCAGAATCAATTCTTGCGACTTTCCTTGCTCAAGGAATCACCGTTGCAACACCAGATGCTCCACAGGGATTTAAGGATCTTAGCGTTAGAATCGAAGGAAATACTATTTACATCTCTGTTACTATCAAGCTTGTTGAAGGTATCGACTTCATCCTCTCTGAGATCACTCTTCAAAGAGCTACTCAGAACGCTTAATTTTTTAAGATAAAAAGTAGGAGGTCAAGCAATTGCCTCCTATTTTTTATTATCATAACTATAATCATGATAATATAAATACATAACTCTTGTGGTAAGAGTTTCTAACGTAATGGGTTCTAGAGCCCTAGGAGATAGACATGGCACAGAAGAAGACCAGTTTGATTACAGGCAGTAATGCCAAGATCAAGATCAATGGTGTTACCTTGGCATACGCTACCGATGTTCAATACGATGTTTCGGTACAGACTATTCCAATTGAAACAATGGGTCGCTATGAGGTTCTCTCAAACGAGCCTATCGCAACTCTTGTTAGCGGATCTTTTTCGATTGTTCGCTACACAAAGGCAGCTTCAGAAGGAAAAGTTTCAGGAGCAGCGGCAAACGGTAATGGTGTAGGCAACTGGCAGGGTGCTTCTGGAAAGATGTCGGAACACTTCAACCCTGGTGATCTTCTTGCTTCTCAAACTGTTGACATTGAACTATTTAGAAAGAATGTAAACGATCCAGCGGATAATGCTGGCGTTGAGATCTTCAAGAAGATAATCGACGCAAGATTAACAAGAATGAGCGGAAGCGTTAATAAGCGCGGCATATTAATGGAATCTTTTACGTTCGTCGCTGAAATGATCGAAGATGATTCATTTGCAGCATCGAGATCTGGTGAGGCTGACCTTAGCACATAAGGAATAGGTCCGTGGCAAACAAAAAACCATTTTTTATTACAGGCTCTAACTGTAAGATAAAAGTAAATGGTGTAACCATAGCGTATGCCACGGATCTTTCTTACTCCGTATCCATAGGCCATATTCCTGTAAAAATATTAGGAATATACGAGTCTGACACGATAGAACCTGTTTCTTATTCTGTCACTGGAAGTTTTACTGTAATTAGATATGTAGATGGTGCTTCTAATTACATAGGAAAGATGGAAGGGTCTAATGGGTATGGCAATGGAGTTGGATCCTTTGCAGATTCAAGTCAATTTACTAGACCAGATTTATTAAGATCAGACGGCAAAGCAGATCAAAGCGCAAACCCAGCAAAACTGGGTGATGCTACGGGTTTTGATATAGAGATATATCAAAAGATAGTAAAAAAGTCTAGCGATAGCAATCTTATATCTTCTTTGTTTCAAGCAGCTAGTTCTCCAGCATCTACGCTTGATAATGTATTCATTGCAGATGCTGGTTCTGATAATCTTCTAGGAATAGCTAGAATCAGAAACTGTAGAATTACTGCAATAAATTCTACTATATCAAAGAGATCTCCAATGATTCAACAGTTTCAGTTTATTGCAAACTATGTTGATGAAGATAGTTTTATAGCAGAAACTTCTGGACAAGGTCAACAATTTTCTTGAGGTTTCTTAAATGAGCAGAAGACGCGGTTTTGACAGAGAAACAGGCCCCATTAGTGCTGCATCCAGAGCAGTTGAGAACGTAGTTTCAGCGGCAGGTGGAATTTTATCTCTAAGACCATCTGCAAAATATATGACTGGAGCTAGAACTGTTTTAAAGATAAACGGCAACATAGTTGGTTTTGCGATGCAAGTATCCTGGACAATAAACACAGAGCAGGCAGAAATATACACTATAGATGACTATATGCCTTATGAGATGGCTCCTAGAAGAGTATCTGTAAACGGTACACTTGGTATGTTTATGATTCCAGGAAGATCTCCAACTGCTGAGATAATTCAATCTGACAATCTTAGTTTTTTGTTTAATAAATACATAACCATAGAGGTTA